TACCCTATTCAGTTAATGTGATTACATTTTCAGGTCACGGAATTCTCGTTGATGGGGAAGCAATAGCAGTTATACCTGAAGTAGATAAGAAAACTAAAGAAGGACATTCTCCCCAATGCTATCATCATCCGTCACCACGCCGCCGGTGGTGCTGTCGCTTGCCAAAAACTCTTTGGGCATATAGCCCCCATCTACTAGCACATTGAGCGCTTGTTGTGGGGTAATAGTTTGGCTATCAATAAGTGTTTTCAGTGCCGTTGCCCACGCCGCCAACGTATCGGCTTTTTCCTTTTTGTCTTTTAGGTCAAACGTGGCAAACGCAAATGTGGTTTGGGTTGGAAATACCCGGTGGGTTATCTCATGACTAAACGCCCGGCGCCATGCCGCCAACCCCCGCCCCTCGGCGTTTTCATTCAGGATTACCGATTGCGTACCCGTGCCCAACCCTTGCCCTTTTAGTGGTTGAATATCTCCCATGAATAACCCAATTGCATTTGCATAGCGTAAATACGCGTCGTGACGTTCGTCGGCCGCGTTGAACCCGTCGGGTATCTCGGCAAGGGGGATTGTCACCAGCGACGGCGTTTCATTTTTGAGCATGGGGATAATGGTCGAGCCTTTGTAGACCACAAACCCTTTTTGCTTTTGGCCGTTATCGCTTGACGTTAACGCCCCCTCCAACTGTTGGGAACTGATACCATTCACAATATGAATTGCAAGGTTGCGCGACCCGCTTATTTTTTCACGGATATACGTTTCCATCGCACACATTTTTAGAATCGTTTCCCACGCCCGCCGGGCGGCACACATCCCATATCCACGAAACTCTACCCGGCTTGATGGCATATCGGAGAGCATAATACAATCGTCGTAATTCAGCAGGTGATGGCGCCCCGTGCTATCAATGTATACCAGCGGGCGCTCGGGGTCGCCGGTGCGATAACAGCGTATGCTGTCGAGGTGTTTTAGCCCTACAATCTTGGAACCGGCGGCACTTGACTGGCGTACAATCTCAATAAATGCCCCGTTATCCGTGGTGAGGAAGTCGCGCAAATGCTTTGATAGCCCGCTAATAAAATTGCCGTCATACTCCAACATGAGTTGTTGGGATTGTTTAATACGGCGGTCACTGTCGTTGGTATCGGTAATAGTAAACCCCAGCGCCGCTTGTTTGCTGATAGCCGTATTAATCGCACTAGCCCACATGTTTTCTATCATAGGTGATTCGGATAGAATAACGTCGGCGTTCTTTGAACCGTACACGGGTAAACCGGTAGCGCCTTTGATGCCGTCAAGTAATCCAGCGCTAAAGTATGACGACCACCCCGCCGGCCCTAGCACAACCGTTACCGCGCCCTGTGCGTTGGCGGTAAGCGTATCATCGGCGGTAACAGACTTTTTGATTACGTCGGCAAAGTCATCTGACATACATACCTCAATATAGATTCAATTCAAGCGCCCGATATGCGGCCATAGATAGCGCCACGGCGGCGTCAATTTTTAGGTGTGATTGGCGTTTGACAATGCGGAGCTTGTGCCCGGTATCGTCAATTTTTGCATCGGCGTTCATAAGATGCTCGCGGAGCGTAGTCATACTTCCATCATGCCCGATACCCCGTTGAATAATCAGCGTGCGAAGTTGCGCATCTGATTCGAGGCGCATGGCGTTTTGGTTGAACGGGTCGCACCATACCACGTCGGTTAATCGCTGTGCAAGGTAGTGCAACTGGTACGGGTCGTATGCCACTTGTATTACATTATACCGTTCTATCAAATCACGCAATACCAATTCAATTTGGGTAAAGTCCAAGCTATCACCATTCGGCACCCATACCCGCTCATAGCGTACCAATACCCCCGTATCATCACGGGGGTTGCGCGATACCCCAATCAGTGCGAACGTATCGCCACTGATAGCCGCATCAAGCGCAATTACCATCGGCTGGCGTTCGTCAAGCGGCGGTACGTCGGTAATACATGCGTCCCACATGGCAATGGACGGGAGGAACGCTTCGGGGCCGTCATCATACACCCATTCACCCATACGCAAACGGCTATACCGTGGGCCGGTCAAAGCGTCTAGTGTATCGAGCGTGCGCCGGCCCTGTGCTGTCCAATCGGCACCGTCGTGTAAGGTGGGATTATCCTCGTGCCGTGAGGTCAGCATGGTAAGCGCCCCCGAATTGGTACGGGATAATATCCAATGCTCGGGGTCATCGGGGTTACAGTCCCCAAACAGCATGGGGTGGGGTGTCACGGCACCCCGACCGGTGGTACGGGTGGTGAGCGTTTCCCAATCGTCGGCGGTCAGCTCTTCGGCCTGATTCACGTAGATGTAATCCCGTTCGCCAGATAGGATTTTAGCGGCGTTATCCAAACCACCAACGTACACCCGCGACCCATTAGGATAGACGTACAGTGACGACTTGGTACCCCCGTATGCTTTGGGGTGCATCGTGCCGTACTGTATCACCTGCTCCCACGTATCGAGCGCCGTGCCGTACAGACTTGCCCGTACCTTGCGAAGTATGGTCGCCCGGGCGCCCGGGTGCGTGGTGAGTAGGGTATGGAGCCGGTAAAGCGTGGCGAACGTTTTGCCGGTTTCACTGGGGCCCGATATAATCCACTCTTTGGCGGTGAGTGATTGCAATGCAAGCGCCGCCCCACGAAATGCGGGCATACGAAGCGCCCCGGCACGCCGCCGGCGTTCGAGCTCCAACTGTATCAGCATGACGGGGCTGGTGGTGGTCATAGTTCAAATTGCTTTATCAACCGTTGTAATTCATCATCGCTCATTGCCGCCAATTCATCGGGTGTTAGGGTGACGTTTACCGCCTTGGTTGCCACCGGGGTATCGAGCCCCAATAGCTTGGCGCGGCGTTCCATGATTTTGAGTACCGTATCAACCGCCCGCCGGTCGCCCGTGGCGGCTTGCTCCCACATGACCCGTTGCAGGTCATCAAGCCGGGCGGCTTCGATTGCCATGATTTGGATGTGATGCTCGCGGGCCTCATCTAAGAATTGCTTAATGGTGGCTTGTACGTCTTTGTACACAACAACATGGCTCACCCCTAATTCCAACCCGATGTCACGATATGACAAACCAGCCTTGCGTAGTGCAAAAGCACGGGCGGCACGTTCGGCGCGGGCTGGTGATTTAGGATTGCTCATGTTAACCCCCCATGGTGTTATTTTTTGACCACATTACGGATATATACCGCGAGGTCGTTGAGGTAGTCTTGTACCTGCTGTATCGATGACTTGCCAGCGAGGAACCCCATACGGATTTGGTAGTTGGCGTCCCACACTTTTGCCCACACGAGGTCGGCAACCTGATTGGGGGTAAGTAGCGCATTGACCTGTGCTTGTAGTGCTTGGATTTGGCGTGATTGCTCGGCAACCTTGGCAAGTGCGGCGGCGGCGCTATTGTTGGCGGCGTTGGCCGTGGTTTGGGCTTGCAGTGCCTGTTGGTTGGCGGCGCTTGCCATTGCTTGCGCCGTGGCAATGGATTGCTTAAGCGTGGCCACCTGTGTTTCGTCAACATCGACAATCTTACTTGACGGGGTATCACTTGGGTCGATATACCCGTCGATTTGTTGCAACCATTGCCCGCCATTTTGCGGGGTGTAAGCAAACCATAATTGTTTGTTCATAATCATCAGCTGGGTGCCATTGGCATTTTCTATAAACCATACCAGCTCGGGCTTGCCACCGGGTGCGGTGCGGTAAATGTGCGGGCCCCATGCCCCGGGGTTGGTGAGCCGACCCGTCCATACTTGGAACACCGTGCCGGTTTTATCAATAACGACCGACCCGGCCCCATAGCAGGGATTTGTGAACGGTGCACGGATTGGTGATGTAGGTTGGGTCATTGCGGCTTCACTCCATACGTGGCGAACGCGTACACGTCGCCGAGGTTGGCGCTTGCGTACACTTCACACTCTAATATACTAATATATTCGGGCGGGTTGGTGAGTAACGCCCGCAACGTAAGAGGGTCAACGTTCTGATAATACTCACCGGGTTTCAATTCCGGCGCCCCATCGGCGCTGTGCGTTTGGCGACTGGGGCCAGCACACGTGATGACCACCTTGCACGTATCACCCATAAAACGCCACATGGCCGCAATGATGCTAACGGGGTCAACGTGCTCCAACACTTCAGTACACATGATTGTATGGAACGGCTCGCGTAAATAGTAATCCTGTGACGGATTCGTAATGTCCCGAATATCCACCACATAGTCAACATTTGGGCCGGGTACAATATCCACGCCAACGTATGGTTTGAGGTCGCCCCACAAGTCACGGGCGGAGCCGTTGATATTGATACTCCCAATCTCAAGTACCGGCCCCTCAAAGTGGTTGGCGCCCCGGGTGCGCCTCAGAAACTCCATAGCGCTATCGTGCATACCGGTACCCCCAATCATCTAACGCCAGTACCTGCCGGCGGACATAGTCAAGATTAATCGCCGACCCCGGGCACGTCTTGGGGCTGTTACAATCCCGGTGTCCTTTGAGTGTACGGGGTGTGGTGTCAAGTTCCCGCCAATCAAATAGTGCCCGCACGGCATGGATGACTAACGCGCTAGTAGCGTCCGACCATGGTGCTTTGTCGTAATCCCCTACGACCTCTATCCCCCACGTGGTAGCGTTACAGATGGTTGCATGCACACCACGGAGGTTTAGCGGGGTGAGTTGAAATATACCATCATCGGCGGGATTGGGGGCGCCAGCGCAAATGAATAGGTGCGGCCCAGCCGTCCAGCCCTTTTGCTCATAGAACCGTTGCAGTCCCTTCACACTCTCAATACCCCGCCAATCAGTTTGCACCGGCTTCCATGTGTGATGAATTACCGCCCCGCCGACCCAATTGCAAATACGCCGGTCGTGTTGGAACAAGTGTTCCCGGAACGCTTGCCACGTTGACCACTGACGTATGTCCGCGTCAAAGTAACTCACGAGCCGACCCGCTTTTGCAGTTCGGTCACGCCAATCGCTTGACCCGCCGCCAAAATACCAATAATAATTTGCTGGGCGCTTGATTGGATTGTGAGTACACCACCCGCCGCCACAAACAACAACCCCGACGCCGCACACCCTAGCAACACGGCGGCAATTGGCCAGACCCATGACGGGGTGGTATTGCCGTTACGGACGTTGTAAAACTTGAACAAATCAATAATGATTTTTGCAATCATTGCGGCCGCCATCGAATCGGTAATGGTTTGTGTGGTCATGGTTGTGCGTTGCCTCCTGTAAGCATCTTAATCAAGTATGGCAGTAGTGCCGATATAGCACCAGTAGCGCCCGCAATCATCCACATTTTGCGCTCGACCTCATAGAGCTTGTTTTTGATATCGCTGATTTCGGCTTTATTGTCGGTCAGCAACTCATCAACGCGCCGGGTGAGGTGTTGCACCGTAACCCGCAATTCTACCAGCATCTCGCGCATTTCACGCACATCGTTTTCATTCATCATGACCCCACGCTATCAATTCCATATGATGAGTATACCAAACACCCGCAACACTTCATAGCATGTGTTACGGGTATTTAGTACGTTATTCAATTGATGTGTCCCGGGTTCGGCACGCGACGCACAACCGCCAACACGTGATAATTATACCATTACTTGCGTTTCATTGATTCAATAGCGGCGTCCCAGCCCCGGGCGAACTCATCTTGCATCATCTCATAATGCCACGTTGAAATCTTTTTTTCATACCACACCCAGCACTGGGTAATGGTAACCGCTAACGTCATAGCCATCGCCGTGATAGCCAACCCCACAAATACGGTGCTCATTGCGTACTCCCTACTTTGATAATTGTACTAATCCACTAATTACGGCGCGCATCTCTTTTTGTGCCGCCAACACCTCGCCTCGGGTGGTGGCAATGATACCGGTACGGGTTGCCAGCTCCAAGCGGTCAATGAGTCGCTGTTGGATACGCCCGCACCCGGTCGGCGTGGCAATAGCGTTAACCATAGCGATGAGCTCCGATTGGGTGGCGCCCTTGCTCCATAGGTCAAGTAATGCGCTATACGCTGTCGTGTACGCCGTGGTATCACATTGGGGGACGGTGGTGGCGGTCGGTCGGGTTGCGTGCGTTGTGGGGCGTTCTGTGGGCACTACTGACGGCATGGTGATTTGTGGGGCGGCGGGCGGGGTTGGTTTTGGCGTGTAACGACTAATTACCGCCAGCGTCATAAATCCAATTACGACCAATACCAACTTGCTCCGCGGGGTGAGATACTTCATACTTGTTCCTCTATCCATTTCATTGCGGCGGCATACGTTAAGGTTACGAGCCGCTTGGTGCGCCACTTGCCAATCAGTACTTGGTATCGTATGACCGCTTGATACCCGTACTCAATTTCGTAAATTGTCCACTCGGCGCCGTTGGTGGTGCCGTGGTTTAACCGGGTGCGTTTCATCGCATCACCGCCCGGTCATCATTGCCAACCATTAGCCACTTATCCCAACACGCCTTGCTTGACCGCCAATGGCGCCAGCCCTTGCCATCACGCCACAACCATACAAACGAATCATATTGATTCCTTGGGCTGTCCACTTCGGCATTGGTGTACCCGTTCATCCATTGGTACGTGGCATCGTTGAATTGCCACGCCCCACCATCACCCGTGCGATAGTTGCGGGCGTTGAAATTAAACGACCCCAGCGTGACGGTGTCGCCACTCTCACACGCCGCAATGACTAATGCCTCCGGCGTAACAGTAAGAGAAGTTGGTGTACAGTGACCAAGCGTGCAACTTAAATACACAAGTATTTCAATCATGATTACTCCAACCGTCTGTATTACATGTACTTACGCTCTTAATCGTGCCGTTCTGATAGTACCGCTTGGCGCACCCACACCCCTGCCAAATGGTGATATATGACGCCGTATCTTTGTGCCGGTCGATTACCGATTTATACGTGGCAATGGTTGGGGTGCTAATCGTCCAGAGGTCGGCGCCCCGGCATACGTCTATCTTTTTGGGCAACTCATCCTGACTGGGAATCTGCATTGCGTTCCTTTAACCCCTTTCGGTAATAAAATACGTTTGCTTTTGATATGTTGTACTTTTCCATTACCGCCCGTGTAGGAAGCGTAATAATATCACTTGCAAATCGTTTGCTGTCAAGCCGTTTGTAATTACCATAATCCCGGGTCACTTTCATCTTACGCCGGGCAACAGCGATACTTGCAAGGCTTACCCCGTAAATGGCGTTAACCTCTTTTGCTAATCGTGTTTTGACGGCGTTTTTATACTCCCGTGTTTTGACTACCCGACGTGCGCCAACCCCCAATTGCTCGCGCATGGTAGTAACGGTTTTCTCTGACCACCTGTATTTGGCTACTACTTCCTTATGGCGCAATGTGCGAATGTCGTTTACCCAATCAACGTATTGTTGCCACTTTTTTGACGATACCCAGCCGTGCGGTAATCGGTACGAAACGGGTCGCCCGTGCTTTTTACGCAACTCGCGCACGCGTACTGCTGATATATTAAACTTTGCGGCTATTGCGTTGCTACTCATTTCCTCATTGAGTAACGCAATGCGAAACGCGGGATTATCCATGATTTTTTTAATCATTGCCCGTACTCCTGTACCAGTGCATCCAATGCCGTGCTCATCTCCCCTTGGGTCAGCGCCACCCGTACCCCTTGGGTCGGCGTGCCCGTGACCTTGTACCGTACCATGATGTACGGGTGCGGCTCATTGACAAACCGCACCCCCACAAACACGTAGTACAACAAGCGCCCGACTTGTTGGCGGGCGGTGAGTGTCCCGTGGTCGTGTAGTATCATCCTAACAACCCTTTCAAGTATTTGCCAAACGTCACCAGTTCCTCGTAACTCATTTCATGCGCCTTAAGTGATGCAAGATCGTGGTCAATTTTTAGCCCGGCGTTGGTACACTCTGCCGCCAACTCAACCACCCGTGTTTGGGTCTTGAGCCGGGTCTGTATATCGGGCTCGGTGTCGCGCCGTTGGGCTTCCTGCATCTCCTCGCGTGACGCCAATGACTTGCTGGTAGCGTAGCCAAGGAACGCCAAACACCGACCTAACGCCGACGTTTCGGCATCTTCAAGCGGGTTGGTCTTTTGTGCGCCCTTTTGGGCGTCAAGACGAAACGATGCCAGCGCCGATGCTTGCCGCCCGTCGGTCAGCGTCACCACCACCCGCACAAACCCCAACACATCGCCAACCATTACGGGGTCAGTACTCACTACCGACAGAATAAGCGGGGACGCTTTGGCTACCCGTTCCGCCACTGATACATAATCATTCATGTTATACATTGCCATGGAGGTTGCTCCTTACTTTGATGCGGTGATACGTAGGGTGGCTTTGCGGTTGTTGACCTTGCGGGCATCGGTCAACGCTTGGGCGGTGCCAATATCGCCGTCGGCTACGCACTGGGCTAGTAATTCGTCGATAGCCTTGGTGTCGTATGAATGCGACGTACTCGCCGGGGTCACGATTGCGGCTCCTACGTGGTCAATTTTGACGGGGCCGTGTTCCAATACATACGCTTCGATATTGCGCCGTACATCGTCCTGCATAGCCTCGTGGGCCTTAATCTCGGACGCCATGGCGAAATAGTCTTCTAACCATTTCGCCGCTTGCTCGTGTGGGTTCATTGCGTTAATCCTTTCAAGCCAACCAAACGGGCTAATGCGGTCAACAACTGGGCAACTGCCGTCCGGTGGGTGGCAAACAATACTTCGATGCTTTCGGGGCGTTCGTCATACGCGGTATAGATTTCGGTAAACGTGTTCCCACTTGCCACCGATGCAACCACGTGCCAACGATTGCCCACGGCCTTGGTATAACTGAATTCGACGCGCACCCCATCACCGATAAACACATCTTGAAACGTCGTGTAATGCTCACTCATGGTATACTCCTTATGTGCCGGTTGCTCATTGCCGGCATACCTCTACTACTCCCCCCAAACCCCCACGCCAACCACATCACCAGCGCCGGCCCCCTCATTGCCGCCGCGCTGTGCCCGGCGTTGGTCGAGGTATCGTTCGATACGGGCTTCAATCTCATCTACCTGCCGAAGTAGCCGCTCGGCTTGTACCGGGTTGCCCCGGGCTACCGCATTGCGGTACCGGTCATTAGCGACGGCTAGCCCCATCGTCATAGCCTCAAGTGATAGTTCCATTGCGTCCCTCTTTCTAAAAATACTACTCATCAGTGACGGTACAACCGTCAGACACCCCGGGAAGTTGCCCGCCCGGGGTGTTTCGTAGTGCTCACAAAACCTCGGGTATTGCCATGTACCATGGTGGCAAGCGGTGAATTGTGTTACCGCTATCGTCTACCAGCACGCACACCCGGTTGCTCATACGCCACGCCCACACGGCGGTGTGGATGTCGGTTGGGGAGATACCGGTATCATCGGGCAAGTGGTTACAAACCACGTCTACCAGCTCTTTCATGGGGGTATAGTGCACGTCGTGGGCTTCGTGGATATCGTGTAGGATTTGTTCGAGGTGTTCGGCTTGGTATTTCATTGTGCGCTCCTTTGGTGGTGGGGCGGTGTGACCCGCCCCGACCGGTCTGTTACTACTTCCATTCACTGATGGTGATGAGGCTACCCCAGCACGTCCCACAACCGAACCCGGTCGGCACCCGACCCACGGCTACTTGACCTTTTTTGACCGTAACCGAAACCTTGGCGCGCCTCCAATCCTCACCGCCGTGAGTGATGACCAAATTGAACGCATACCGACCATCGGCGACGGTGTGCCACGCCTGACGTTTAACGAAGTCTTCGACCTCGCTCATAAACTGGCGGTACGGGTTGAACGTTACGCAGAACCCGCTGAACCGGTTGCCGGTTGCCATGAGCGTATGCGGTTGCGCTTCCATCAGATTCCCGTTCAGTGCGTAAAACTTCAATTCAACGGCGTTTTCACCAAGTGCCCATTGGGCTTGCGTTTCGGTCTGTGTGGTCATGGTGTACTACTCTCTAATAGGGTGGGGCGGTGTGACCCGCCCCGGCCGGTCTGTTACTACTTGCCGTCAATTACGGTGCGGGCTTCTTGCATCATGCGAGCGTAGTTTACCCAACGCCCTTGGGTGTCGAACCAGCCCTGCCGATTGGCGATAGCTTCGGCGGTTTCGGTGTGGGTCAAGAGTTGGCCGTCGGCGCCCCAAGCCTCGCCAAAGTTGGCGACTAAGTGGTCGGCGGTGACTTCGGCGGTGACTTCGGCGGTGACTTCGGCGCAACCCTTGGCGGTGGCGGCGTCGAGCTCGGCTTGTGCCATCATGTTGGCGGTGTGCTGGTCGGCAATCCATTGGGCGCTGGCGGCGTTGTAGGCGTCCGTAGCCGTTTTAAAAAATTCGTAGGACTGGTGGGAGTTTGCGTTACTAAATGCTTTCGCACGGGCAAAGAGGGCGGCGGCGTAGGCGTTGTGGGCGGCTTGGCGAAATTCTTGGCTGTTCATGGTGTCTGTCGCTTTTTCTGAAAAACTGCTCTTGTTCCTAACCACCCGTATATTAGCATAATATAATATACATTGTCAAGCCCCCAATTCGCGATTCTTTTTCTCTTGGGTGCGCTGGCGTCGTAGTGCATAATAGTGCGCTTTGGTCATGCCGTACCAACGTTCAGCTTCCTCTATGGTCATGCTGAATAACTCGTTATCTGATACGTGTTGATACA